AACGCATTGAAAGATCCTATAGGACAAATATGGGTATTGTGTCGATACCCAAATGTAGTATCCGTACCAACCTCAATCGTTTCAATCTGTGAGAGGACAAACACGATCATTGCATGGATGTTTGCATCCAACCATCCTTTCTTGAAAATGTTTCCACTGGTTTCAATTGCATGAATGTACTTTCTAACTAAAGGTCTCTTCCACATTTGAAAACTCGAGACGTGGAAATTGTTATACGGTGCAAGACCCGTGTATCGTTCATTTAGTAGAACACCTCTACTTCGCAAAATGGCATAGAGTCTAGGTAAACGAAGATAGTATTGAATTCCGAGTTCCTTTTTCACAAACTCCATTGTAAACTCAAACAATGACGACTGATCATTGGCTTCACAGAACAAAGACCGATAGACATAATCCTTTGTTGACCATGAACTTATGGACGACTGTGTAGGATAAGGTTCTTGGAAAAAGGAGTCATCGTCCAATCGCATGTAGTGTGTGTACGACTGTAGAACCGGAAACGATTGTACAATTCCACTGAAGAAGCGACACATCATAAGGTATCCACGTGATTGAGGAAGTGAACGATTATAAATGCCTTCAAACCCTTTGAAATCAATCTGAATACAGTGCTTAACGCCTTCAAGCTTAACTATTTCATCCATCGTGAAATCCTCATGAAATACGAAAATGTCTGTATTTGGAAAACACTTGCGAGTTTGACGAATGGATGCCTCCAGCATACTGTAACGCGACACAGTGGACCCGGGAATTCGAAAGGAAAGAGGAGATGCGAGATAGAGGATACACAAACTCATACTTATTTGTTTGACCCGTAACTGTTTTTTGGACTTCTAAACACACCGAAGTGTCCATGCAGGATGTCCCATACTGGATGGGTCCAATGGATAATCCTGTGGGTAAATCTTTACAGTCTCTGGCTTGGACAGTTTTAGGAATCGACCCACATTCGAAGTGTCGTCGGTCCAACACTCTGTAGCCCGCAAACATACACTCAACCCTACAAGCATTTCTTCGGTTTCAACTTGTTTCTGTTCCTTTGACTTCTCTTCCAATGATTGAATATCGTGTCGGTGTTCGCGCTCTCTAAACGCCTTGCTATGATAGGATCCTCGTTTCGTAGTAGGAACAATGGTAACAATTCGGTTGTTAGGCATCTCTTGTTGAAGTTCTTCAACTACGGTATAGTCATCGGTTTGCACAAAGAACGTAGTGTTTTCGGTATGTGGAATGTGTGAGAGTATATCCTTCACATGAATGTAGTTGGCTTCTTCGAAGAGTTTATCACCTCGTCGAACAAAGAGTCCAATAAATGGACCTAGAGAAGACACGATGGATTCAACCCTAGCCATAAGAGGATCGCGTAATACAAATATTTCACGAATCGCATCCCTATAGTCTCCCAATGTGTACTTCCAGTCGCTTGGTACATTCAAGTGTGAACAACGTAGTCGTGATGTAAAGTAATCATCTTTCAAGTCCAACGTTGTGAAGTAATCATGCCATCGGTTGTAGGGCCAATCCGCATGAGCGATATAGAATGGAGTGTTCGTTTTCTTTGCACGGATGTATGCGTTACAAAGGAAGAAGAACACAGAGAAGAACCCCCCTGCATTTCCCATTCCACTAGTTAAGATGAAATGAATCATTTACTACTGAAATCACAACTGTTTTTGGGTTTCCAAACACAGTGGTGGGTTTCCCCTTGTTGTTACTTATTTAATGTAGTATACTACGTCACGTTTAGTTGGAGTATGCAAGACCGCCCATGCCTGACATGACTCGGAGAACGTTGTAATTCACCGCGTAGACGCGAACCTGGGCCGTGCGGCCAGAGCGGACCGTGTTGACAGACACCGTGAGCTGAAGGGTTGCCTTGTCGATACGGGAGAAGTTGCATGTACCGGATGGCTGGTGCTCCTCTGGCTTGAGGGCAAAGGAGTAGACGTTGACACCAACCGATGGGGTTCGGCTGTGGTGTTGGTAAGGTTGAACGCGATCGAAGTATCGGCCCTCGCGCTCTGTGAATCGGTCCTGTCCGTTGAGCTGGAGCTTGGCAACCTCGACTGGGTTCTTGCCAGAGCACTTGACGCCTGAATCGAGGATAACCTTGGAAAGGAGGTAGTTGGTGGTGGCTGCAAAGACCTCTTCGCCTTGGTCTGAACCAGAGTCCAACCAAGAAGCACCTCCAAGAGAAGGACCGAAGGCAATTCCCAAGCCTGGGAGGTAAGGACCAGAAGGACCGTCGCCAGCAGTGGTGGGGATAGCCTGGTTGGCTGTAACGTTGCTGGTGTTACCGAGGGAGCCACGGGCGAGGACATCCATGACGATACCCTCCGTGGTGAAGTCATCCGTGTAGTTGAATGGCTGGCATCCATTGACCTCGTTGATGAAGTTCTGGTTAGGTGTGCAGTCGACGAAGGAATCTCGTTGAACAACCCAGATGAGCTCCTTCACTGGGTGGTTGAAGTTGAGCTGGATCTTGTTGGAGGAGGAGGTGATGGACTCGGCACCTGTGAACTGGAGCTGTTCAATGAGGTACTCGTGAGTCTGCTGGGCGAATCGTCGTCGCTCCTCTGTGTCCAAATACACGTAGTCAATGTAGAGGGAGGCAGCAGTCAAGGACTGGATGGAGGTTGCGGCTGCAGTGGAGCCAGTCAACTCATAGTAGCAGCAGTTGATCCATTGCTCGAACTCAACATTGATGCGGACCTCGTGGTACTGGAGGGCAATCAATGGGATAGCAAGACCTGGGTTTCTGCAGAACCAGAATTGGAGAGGGATGTAGAGGGTCTTGGCTGGTGTACCAGATCGGGGAGCACAAGAGTTGGTGAGCTCGGCACCGGCGCAAGAGGCATCCAAGGCATAACCACGTCGGTCCTTCATGAGGACGAGATCGTGGGTGTTACCGATCATGTCGTCGAGGGCTGCAATGGTACCTGCATCCTGGGAGAGCTGGGTCCAGATTTGGAGCCAGTCGCCATATTGTCGGTCAATGCGTTGACCTCCAATCTCGAGCTCAATGACCTTGAGCAGTCTGTGACCGATGTAGTTGAGCCATCGGAATCGGTTCAAGTTGGTGGAACCGGCTGTGAGGTCGACTGCTGGGAGAACAACCTGGACGTATGTTCGGTACATCAAGTCGGCGTTACGGTTGATCACCGCTGTGACACGCTTGTTGAAGTCTGCCTGGCCGTTGAAGGTAACCTCAATGGACTCCATGGCGAAGTTTGTATGGCGCTTGTAAAGCACCTTCCAGAAGGTAATCTGGGGATTACCTGAAATATAGATATCCTGTGCGCCGTAGCTGACAAGCTGTAAAAGACCACCTCCCATGTTGTTATGTTGATTCGCAACACGAAAAAATAAAGTGAGACGACGCGGAGTGATTTTAACAAGAAAATATTTATATATCATAATGCCTACATGCGAGTCGTGTACAAAGATGGCCTATTATGGTAACGATACGCCTCGCTTTTGTAGAAGTCATAAAGAGCCTACTATGAAGAATGTTGTGATTCAACTTTGTAAACATTCGGGATGTACATCCACTTCCAAGGCATTTGGGATTCCAGGTACGAAAGGAACCCATTGTAAAAAACACGCACTTCCTGGGATGGTGAATGTTCGTACTAAACTATGTGATCACAAAGGATGTACTTCCACTTCACGGGCGTTTGATGTTCCGGGTGGGAAAGGGCGTTTCTGTAAAGACCATGCATTATCAACAATGACCAATGTGGCAAGTGTTCGATGCACATACTCTGGATGTGATGCCACGACTCGTAACTTTGATGTTCCGGGTGGGAAAGGGCGTTTCTGTAAAACCCATGCGGAACCAGAAATGGTAGATGTTCGAAGTACTACCTGTGAACACGATGGATGCAATCTTCGTCCAAGTTATTCTATGAAAGGAAAACCTCCACGATTTTGCTCAAAACATAAAGAGCTTGGTATGTGTAATAGGAATGCATGTATTACAGGTGATTGTAAAGTTATAGCAGGTTACAACTATCCTGGACAAATAAATGTACTCCATTGTACTACACATAAATTAGAGGGTATGATCAACATTCGTGTACGAATATGTAAACATGCAGGATGTAAGAAGTCTGCAAGCTTTGGCATCAAAACACCTAAATACTGTAAAACACATGCAGAAGAAGGTATGAAGAATGTGTTTGCACGTCTGTGTGGTCATGAAAGTTGTGATATTCAAGCATCCTATAACTACCCGGGTAAGACACCTGAATTTTGCAGCACACATTCCAAGGAGGGAATGGTATGCGTTATCGGAAAGGGATGTCAATACGAAGGTTGTGAAAGTAGATCAAAAAATTACGATCTACCAGGTGGTAAGGGTCGTTTTTGTACGAAACATAAGGAGACTGGAATGATCGATGTAGTCAATCCGATATGCGAAGCCTGCGACACTCTTGCGTCGTATGGCATTCCTGGTAATAAGAGATCAAGATGTAGTCGCCACCGAAAGCCAGGAATGATCACGCGTCCAAAAGCTAAATGTGTAGACTGCCGCAAGCCCGCTTTTTATGGCAAGCACTTCGTTCCTCGGCATTGTGAACTTCACAAAGCAGACGATGATGAAAATCTCGTAGAGCGAGAGTGTATTTCATGTAAACTGGTCATGGTGTTGGACAAGAACAACAAGTGTGAATATTGTGATACAAAGAGATTTGAAACAAATCGACTCGCCAAACAGAACGCTCTTATGGACTATTTGAACAAGAATGGATTAAAAGGTGATTCTACCGATATCATTATTGAACATGGTGCGTGTGGACGAGAACGCCCGGATCGTACATTCGACTTTGGCGACAAAATCGTGATTCTAGAATGTGACGAACATCAGCATCGTGATCGGCAATGTGAATGTGAACAGACTCGTATGGTCAATATAACGCAATCCTATGGAGGTGTTCCTGTTTACTTTATTCGTTGGAATCCAGACCATTACGCATCTCCAAAACCCGAACTCATCGCAAAGCGTTATAAACGCGTTGCGGATATGATTCGCGAGATTCGTGACAATACAATTACTTTACCAGAAGCATTGTTATCAGTATCCTATCTGTATTATGATGGCTGGACCGGAACGCCTATATGGGATGTGATTACCCCTTGGGAGTAGAGGCTTACGATGTGAAAAACACTAATACCTATGGACGAAGACCAAGAGTTAGCTCTTGGCACATCCGTTGTCTTGCTTGTGATCTGTGTAAGCTGCGTTTCATGGGGACTGCATCATGTCTTGAGAAGCAACCGAATCACTGAAGAACCATCCGAGGAACAATATGCATCGCTTCTAGTTCCTGCATCCACAGCTTCATCGCGTACGGGATGGTTTTCATAATGAACTCTGTCTTGTTGCCACAGGTTCCACAGGAGTAGATCATCTCTTCTTCATTCACCACTGCAAGTGTTCCACAGGTCTTACAGATACCGGTTGGAAACGGGTCAGATACATCCATTAAGCGTTCCTTCGTGAATGCCGCGGCACCGTGGCTCAGTAAGCAATCGCGTTCCATCTCACCCACACGAAGACCTCCATCTCGACTACGTCCCTCGCAAGGTTGTCGTGTCAGACTCACAATCGGTCCCTTACCTCGACTGTGTTTCTTATCAATCACCATGTGCTTCAATCGCTGATAGAAGGTAGGACCCATGAAGATTTCGGCCTGCATCATTTCTCCAGTCTGTCCGTTGTAGAGAATCTCATTGCCGTATGGATGCAGTCCCAATTCCAACATGTGTTTACGCAAGTCTTCTACCTTCAAGTGACTGTACGGAGTTCCATCACCCAGTGTACCTTTACGGACACCGACCTTTCCAAAGATGTTCTCCATCAACTGTGCAATCGTCATTCGCGAAGGAACTGCGTGCGGGTTCATAATCAAATCCGGTCGTAATCCAGACGCAGTGAACGGCATGTCTTCTTCGTCCAACAGCATTCCAACTGTTCCCTTCTGTCCGTGTCGGGAAGAGAACTTGTCTCCAATCTGCGGTACGCGTTCAGAGACCACACGCACTTTGATGAACGGATAGCCATCGCTGTTCTTGTCTTGCCACACTCCATCGATACGGCACGGTTCTGTGTTCTTGTGTGTAGTGCTTGCGTCGCGATAGGTGTATCCAGCCGTATCGTTACGCAGATTCACAACCTTTCCAATCACCACATCGTTCTCTTGAAGCGTCGAGTGTAAGATGGGGATTCCATTGTCTCCGACTGCATCGTAACTGGTAGTCTTGTATTTGCGAGTATTGTGTCGCATAGGTTTCATGAACTTTTCCTCTCGACCCGAGGTTACATTACGATGCTCTTCATCCTTATACATCGTATAGTAGAGTCCACGCATGAACCCACGATTGACTGAACTTCGGTTCATGATAATCGAATCCTCCTGATTGTATCCGCCATAGCACGCGATCGCGACAATCGCATTCATTCCGTAGGGCATCTCGTGCATTTTCAAGATATTCATCGCACGCGTCTCGACCAAGGGACGAGTCAAGCTGCACAACAAGTAGCCGTTCTTATCCAGTCGTTTCGCATAGTTGCCTGCGTAGACGCACATGGACTGCTTGCCCATCGCAGACTGATAGGTGTTTCGTGGAGACTGATTGTGGTCCGACAAGGGAATGCTGCTCGCCATATGACCGACAATCAAGCTAGGGTGAATCTCGTAGTGTGTATGTTGGGGTGTTGCGTGCTCTTTGGAAATCGCAATGTGAAGTGTCTCGGTTTCCGACGCATCAATGTATTCGATACAGCTCTTCATCCATGTCGTCCAATCCGCACCCACAGCAGGCCACGCGCACCCTCGACGGAACACAGGTCGTACCAGTCGTCCTGCATCCGTTTCAATGATGATGGTATTGAGAAGCGTATACCATGCGATGGAAGTGTGTGGGTGTAATCGGAAGGAATGCTTGGCCGTTCGCAATCGTTTCACCAGTGTATCGGGTGTTGAAGTGTATCCGATAATGACTCCATTCAAGGTCACTGCAGTACCTTCGTAGACATGAGGCGTTTCAATCCAGGTCAAGTTTCCATGGTCTTGGAGGAAGTGAAGCAGTGTATTGGTTGGAATGTGTTGAGACACGGAAGTCAACAAGCTCATGTTCTTCACAATACCGACTGAATGACCTTCTGGGGTCTCGACTGGACACACGAATCCCCATGAGGTGCCGTGGAGTTTACGAGGAGCCAACAACTTGCCCGATTTCTCCACAGGTGTTTGGATACGACGCAAGTGACTCAAGGTACTGGTGTAGGACATACGCGCCAAGACTTGAGAGACACCGACTTTGGTCGCATTCGATAAGCTGGTGCTACTACTGGTTCCAAGACCTTGAACCGTAAAGTTACCCGTAGCCAACGCTTGCTTCAACTTGCCTTCAATGGTTGACAACTTCAGAATCTTGTAGAGATTGTTGATATTGAGAATCTCCATTGGTTTAGGACCTTCCTCTCCCTTCTTCCACGCATCATTGTTGACTTCCTGTACGAACTCGTTACGCGTATCATTGCAGACCTTCTGGAAGAGTTGTCGGAACAAGTGAGTCAACAAGGCACCCGTGGTCACCACTCGTTTGTTAGGATACGCATCTCGGTCATCCAACGCAATGGACTTCTGGTCGGTCAAGATGAGTCGACGAACCATGCTTGCAGCCAACATGCACTTGCGAGCATTCAAGATACCGAGAGGTGCGTTCTCGCCGATAAAGCGGACATGGGGTAAGAACTCGCTTCCCAAGAGTTGACGGACATAGGCACATTTGTCCTCTTGATTGGTTCCGTATTGGAGGTGGTTCGACAGATACGAGACAGCTTCGTCTTGACTGAACACTCCAAGTTCGGCACAATCACGGAAGGACGCAGACAAGAGTTCAATGTGTGGATCCTCCAGTGATTCCCAGACTAACTTTGCAATGTCGGCATCCGAAGTCACACCCAAGGCACGGAAGAAGACCATGACTGGAATGTCTTCGCGGAATCGAGGCACGCACGCAAGCAGAGGGTATCCAAATCCGTTGAACTTGCTGGAGAGACGAATCTCCAACTTCTTGGGCGGCATCGTGAAGCTCTCGTGAAGTGACTTCATTTCCACCGAGTAGGAGTGTTTGGAAGAGGTCTTCTTGGACTGGAAGACCATGATACGATTATCGGCTACCTTCTCTTGGCATAGAATGGTTCGTTCCGAGCCATGGATGATAAAGTATCCGAGCGGATCGTGTGCGCACTCTCCGTACTGTTCGAGCGACAGAGGGTAGTCGTTGAGAAGGCACAGGGAAGACCCTAACATCACAGGTAACTTGCCTAGACTGATGCCTTCAAACACGCGAGACTCTTCATCGTAAGTCTCGTATCGTTCGCCCTTGTAGGTTCGGGCAGTGAAGCGTACATCTGCATACATTTGTGCGGCGTAGGTGAAGTTACGCACACGAGCTTCCATGGGAAGCATGGGCTTGACGCGACCGGTTGCCTCTTGGATACGAGGCTTCATATAGGTCACCTTTTCAAACGAGAGCTTGAATTCATACTTGTATTTCTTGAGAAGGGGGTCTTGTTCGTGCCAGACGGTAATCGGTGCCGTCGACTGGATAATCAAGGGCAGCTTATTGCGAACAAAGTCTTCATACGAATCAATCTGATGGTCTACGAACCTACGAACACCATTTGCAAAGTGAGCTTTAACTGCTTCCCATTCCATGGTATCTACTATGGGGTAGACTCTCTGTAAATAATGTTTGTCCGTTTTGAGTAATGAGCCAAGAGGTCAAAATCGTCAAGATGGAAGAAGGAGGACGAAAGACTCCCGTCAAGACTGCAGCGAAGGCTGGACCCAAACATAACAAGCCCAAGTTTGGGATTCTCAAAGGCGGAAAGACCGCGCGAAACAAACCACGATTTGAAGGTGTTGCCGACCCCGCCAAAGCTCCACCGAGTCGTAAGGTAGGTAAGACTTTGCGTATCCTCACTGAAAAGGGACTCTCCAGACGCCGTGCCCGAATCGCATCGAGTGCGTCCAAACTGAACATTGCAGTCATTCGCCAAACCCTTCGCAGAAACAAACTGCCTATCAAGGACACCACGCCCGACAAGATTGTTCGCAAGATTTATTCGGACGCTCAAGAAGCGGGGATGATTTCTTAAGGATACACAATGACATCCATTTGGGGACCTTTAGGATGGATGACACTCCATTCAACCGCCTGTGCCTATTCTGAGACTCCAACGACCGCTGAACGAGAGTTAATGTCGTCGTGGCTAGAGTTGTTTCGTGACTCGATTACCTGTCCGAGTTGTCGGGACCACTTCTCAACCTTGTTGAATAACTATCGTATTCACTTTCCAGGAATGTTGAACTCTCGACAGGACTTTGTGATCTTCACGTTTCGAGCCCACAACGCAGTGAATCGACGCATTCACAAACCTATCTATGCATCCGTTGAAGAATGTCTTGCAACACTTCATACCATTGTCAAGACCCGTCCTGCACGGGAGTATCGTACCAATTACCTTGCACACATTACTCGTCATTGGAAAGTGATGCAAGATGTGAATGGCATTGTCGTTCTCAAGAAGATTCAAGAAATGAAACGTATTGAAAGCGAGTATGTCAGTCTACGTGATACGAACTTTCAAATTCAACTCCGACCCGATGTCGTGGTACTTCCACAAGATGCATTGGAACGCACCAACGAAGTCCAAGTTCAGCGTCCTATCTTTCTAGGCAAAACTGGAACAGGAGCTGCAGGATTCCGAATCACGCCAAACGGTATTCGCTTACGGAGGTAAGTGTGCCGTGAGGTAAGGACACCCATGGATCACATTCCCACGCAAAACGACGCAACCAAGGATGACGAGACTCTTTCTCTTCATCGTAGAGTTCATCTGGAAACACTGGAGTTAAGCCTGCTTTGACCAGACTGGCTTCGGGCAGAATAAATCGTAATTGGTCTTCGACGGTCATCGTTGGAGTTGGATGGTCCCAGGTAAACTCGGTAGGGCGTTCAAAGTCCTCCAAGGTTTGAAGTAGAGGTGCTTCTGGATACGGATAGTACCATTCCCAGTCGAGAACTTCAGAGGTCGTGAAATAATGATGGGTCCACTCGAAGGTCTTCCAAAACGCTCGACACACAGGTTCCCAATCCAACACTCCATCCATTAAGTGGACCGACATGCGTTGTTCCAGTGCATGTCCATCGGGTGCCAAGATATGTCGATTCACACCCTTTGCACACTTCACGAGGGTTTTCAGTTCATCTTTATCTGCGTCGTTTCGGTCCGCATAATAGAGTGCACGAGTGTATCCGTTCTCGCGCAATGAAAACATCGCTAGATTCGGCATGAAATCATTACCAAAGCACATGACGCTCAGTTTGATGAAAACATCCTTCTCGATGGGCAAGACCTTTTCCAGTTCACGAATCGATAGCAAGGTTTGTCCGCTCTCTTCCGATTCACGAAAGAGATGAATGTCACCCAAATGGCTTTGTGCTAACGCAATCAAGACCAAGTCCGCATCCAATCCATAGATACAGACGGAGGAAGGAGGTTGAGTGCGTAACCATTGAAAGACCTTGTGTTCTCCTTCACCAGGTTCCAAGGTATCGGAGACAATCACTTCGGGAAACACAAATCGCAGTGCTTGTGCCAACTTCTTCATGAAGGGAGTTCCAGGGGAAATCTGATGTTTATCAAAGTCGCCTGTCTCTCCGTTTCGCATACGACGATAGCGTTGTTGAACCATCTTTGCATACGGGACTAATCCATCGAATGCAATGTAGACTTGTTTTGCTTCCACGGTCTGCATGAGTTCGTACAGTGCGACCACAATACTCCCAATGGGGTTCTCGGCTTTGAGTGCGTGATGAATGAAGCAGTTGAAATCAATGGCAAAAAGGTCGACTTTATATCCACTCACCAGACGACGTTGAATGTGTTTGTGCACCCGTAACAGTGAAGCCACATAATACGGGATTCCCATTAGTTTAGTCCTCCAGGGTGCCTGTAAAGCAGTAGAACAGGTAGGTTTCGTCGTAGGGGTCAGGGTCATCGTAGTCAGGGTCGATGTAGCCTTCGTCCAACATCTTCTTTTGTTTGGCTCTGAATTTGGTCAAGATGTATCGGATACGTCGTTTATGTCGGTCTGTGAGTTTAGGAAACCGCTTCTTAAAGTCAAGTATTCGTTGTAGTTGTAAAGCAGAGGGGCAATCAAGATCATCAACATTGAGTTCAGGTTTGGGGGTTGAATCCATTGGGGGGCAGGTCTCGGGATTATTTCCTCAGAACATTCTGTTTTGAGCAAGATAAATGATTGCCTGGATCGTCTTACTTGCGTTTGTAGTCTTCTTCATGTACATGTGGACTGTCCGTCCAGTTGTTGAAGAGAAGCCCGGGTGTAACACCTGTCCGAAGAAGAAACTCCTGTAAGATACAAATGAAGTTTCCAAAGTGGAGCGGTTATCTCCTTTTAGCAGCCGTTGCAGTCATAGTGTTCTTCTTGGCGGGTAACTCTGCGAGTGCATCCTGTCCAGGATCTCTTATTTGGTGTCCAGGTGTAGGCTGTGTGTCTGGACCGGATAAGTGTATTCCCGGCAACCGCGGAGGCCCTTCTGCGGTTTTTTCCAGAGAGAGGTTTGTCAATAAACAATGCCCCGACAAAACTCGAACGGATGGACCTTGCCTCATGGAGTTCTAAAGATTTTCCATTCCTAGTAATAAAAATGAATTATATGTACTTGCTCACTACAGCGATTCTCTTCTACCTGTTGTCACCAGGCGTTTTGATCTCCCTGCCACCGGGTTCAAGCCACATGGTCCAACTCATCACCCACGCGTTAGTCTTTGCCGTGGTCCACAAGTACGTCCAACATGGACTCTTGAAGCAATAAACTCTCTTAACTTAACAAATGTCCACCTTAGGAGCTAGACTTGAAAAAGCCAAAAAAGTTCTCAAAGAAATTGAAACAGAAGTAGAGGAGAGGAAACAAAAGGATGATCGCATGCGCTTTGCAGAGGCTGCGACGTCTAAAACCGCTCATCGTTATCCAAAAGAGAAGGCACTACTCAAAAAGTTGAAAGACGCAACAGCAGCCGTAGAACGTTTGGAAACCAAGCTCCATAACAAGAAGGGCGGTCGAACTCGTCGTGCACGAGGCTCCAAGAAAACGCGTAAAAACGGATTCTAATAGTCCAGTAAAGTAGACCTCCCCCCAAAATGTCAGTCACCCTTATCTACGAAACTCCCTGTAAAGAGAAAAGCTATCTCTACACCCTTACCTACGAAACCCTCTGTAAAGACTATATGACGCAACGAGTGCGTATCTTTGAAACCAACGAAGCGTTTAGACTACGATGTGACGAAGCGTGGTCTAAACTCTTAAAATACTGCACGGACGGCGTGTTCAAGTTCAAGCAAATTGACCCAGACGAAGACTTTGACTACATGGTTGAAGAGTTCATTGAAGATGTCTGTAGGTCCGTCGAGGACCGCGACTACGCATCTCTCTCCCCGATTCTTCAAACCTGTGTTGGATGTCAACATAATTCACTCGGACAACGAGACCATATGCAACATGGAGGCTGTCTACACGATAGTTACCACTGTATCTTGGAAGATTGCCCTAGTTGCGATCGAGAATGTCAGTGCGACAAGTGCGGCGATATGTTCCAACTAGAAGAGGGCGAAACCTTCGCAGGACTATGCTTATCGTGCGAAATGCAACGAATCCAATTAGGTGAACCCAGACGATGCGCATGCGGACAACAGAGCATGTCCGATCTATGGCTACAGTGTTCGGACTGCTACGACCCACCGAAGCGTTGAGCGAGTTGACGAACGATCGGATGATGATTGTAATCATACAAGTCGCACCATGCAAGATACTCTCGAAACTGCCGCTCGGGCTTGAAGAACGGAAACGTAGGATAACAGTTTTTCAATGCACTGAAGGCTTGAGCGATGGGTGGAACATTATGTTGCTGGAAGAGTTGGATGAATTGGTCGATTTGTGCGCGTCGTTGAGGTTCAGGTAAGGAATCGATGTGCTTGCGGAGTGTGTCCATTAACCTTAACAGGTGATTCCGATTTAAATGTGAGTGTTTCTATACAAGTATGTCCTGTGCCGAAATCGCCTCTGCGTACTCCAATACTACACTGACCAAGGTGGTCAACATTTATCAAACCCAATTCCTCGACTTCAAGGCGTCGGGTCTGGGTGACTACCTCCGTGGTTGTATTTCCATGCTACAACTACTCAAAACTCTCAAACGACACACTGGAAGAGATGTAGCCTTCGATATGGATTTACGAAACCACCCAATGAGCAAGTATTTGACCTGTGACGAATCTCTTGAACGACCACCAAACTATGCAGTCATTGGAAACTTCCATGTGGATTCATTAATCGTCCAACACGATGAGAACGACATTGCGTATCAACACATTGTCCGTGAAGTGGTTCGCTATTTCAACAAGATTCAGCAACCTACCTTCTTCACACACTGCTGCAAGGAGAACATCTACACCGAGGTGCTCGAATCCGAGAAAGCCTTGATTCGATCAAAACTCCAACCCAGTGCAGAGCTTGAAACCTACATTGCAAGTTCATTGACTCAACTAGGTGTATCAGGTGCCTATTCAGTTCTCCATGTTCGAATGGACGATGCAGTGTGCTTCCCTCACGCAGTCGGTTCAAGCCAAGCGACCTTGAACGACCAGTTAATGACCGATTTAGTGACGTCTGTCCGTTCCAAGGTTGACGCAGACAAGACCTATGTATTGATTTCTACCAACACAGCCGTTAAGGATGCGTTGACTGGTGGAAACATTCACTCCATTCCCACAGCCGTCTGCCACATCGGACAGAACCAAACACCCACAGACGAACAGCTTCGTGATACCTTGTTGGATTTCTTCTTGATGTCTCGTGCCTCCGAGGTTTTAGGATTCAGCACCTACAAGCGCACTGGATTCAGTTTGGAGTGCAGCACGATTTACAACGTTCCTTACACATTCACATGGGTCGAGGACAAGGAAGAGAGTGAACGAAGGGCTAAGATGGAAGCTGAGTTCAGAGCAAGGATGGGTATTTCCATCTAAAGTCATTCGAAAACGGATTTTATAAGTCCAATAGTCTAGGATTTCCCCCCCAACACTATACCATGGACGATTGTTCGATTTGCTTCGAAACCATTACTGCCTCTACAGGCCATTGCACCTTAGGGTGCTCACATACCTTTCATACTGCATGTATTGGTCGATGGACGACCCAGACCACTGCATCCTGCCCCTTATGCCGCAAAGAACTTGGTGAGACCGAAGTTCTACCTAAAGCTCCAATTATTCCAGACGACTTTCCAGTGAGACAGAATACAGACACCGGACAACTCGACCAATACATCGGTCGATGGGTGCAATTAGCTCGTTCAGGTCGGCGTATGACACTCTTTCATGGCGAAAGCTCGCCACGCATCCATATTGGAAACGGCATTTCAGTCTTGGAAAGCGAGGTAGATGAAGTCATGAGCTTGGGACGTGTGAGTCGTAGTTCCGCCATACTGGCTCTTCGTGAGAATGAAGGAAATGTATCTGAAGCCCTCTACGACTTAGACCACGCATCCTCAGTGGAGGACGATGAACCTGAGCCTCCTCCACGAAATTTGTTGGAACCGACCGACGACATGTTTACTGCATGGGCGTTGGAACGGCTGTTCACCAAAGGCACAATCATCATCCGAAACTACCATCGATTCGGAAGTATGAAAGACATTGAGGAACGCCAAGACGTCATGACCTTTCGCCATGGATTCTGGATTCATCCCGAGTACAACGACATCGTCACAAGCAGAAGGTCGAGGTCGTTCTAAAAACGGATTTAGAGGCTTCAAACTAGCTTTTTTCATACCCAAAATGGAACAACTCTATGTCTTACAGCTTGCAAACAAGAAGTACTATGTCGGCAAAACCACCGATGTAATGAAACGATTCAACGAACATAAATCAGGCAGTGGTTCTGCGTGGACGAAACTACATGTGCCCAAGAAGATACTCGAATGTCGTCCACTCATTAATGACCACGACGAGAACAATGTGACCAAGGATTACATGAAGAAGTATGGAATTGAAAATGTGCGAGGAGGTGCGTATACACAAACATCTCTCCCCGACCATGTGAAGACGGTGTTAAATACCGAAATTCGCAGTAACAAAGACACATGCTACAAATGCGGTGAAGCTGGACACTTCGCAAACCAATGTGGACAAACCGAAGAGGAAGTAGAGGAAGTAGTCTGGGGATGTGATCACTGTGACCGAACCTTTACAACTGAATTTGGATGTATGGTTCACGAGCGTTCATGTAACAGTGAAGTGGTCTATGAATCACCTAAAAAGAAGTCTGGGGCCTGTTATCGTTGTGGAAGAACAAGCCATTATGCGAATGAATGTTATGCATCGACTCATGCAAAAGGGTATTCGCTATGACATGAGGTATCAGATTCATCCAACGATGAGTCTGATGAAGATGAAGTTGTATGCATCGATGACTCTGACGAAGACGAAGAAGAATCCGAGGATGAAGATGGAGATGAATATGACTATGAGGATGACGAAGACGAATGTGAAGATGATTAAGTAAAAACGGATTCCAACCCACCTTCAACCCTTTTTTCATGGCTCACCTCTTACAGAAATACCTTGCAGACAACTGCGCAGGCACCGTTCAAAACAACCACTACACCTACTGGGTTCCGTACTCAATCTTCAACGAACTCCCTATCAAACGATGGAAACACAATCGACCACCGGACACACAACGTATTGCTGAAATCCGTACATTCATGGACCAGTCCAAACGCATGGATGGTATACTCTACCTAGCTTGCATCAATAAAGAACTGGTATGCTACGAATCCAATCATCGTCGTGAGGCGTTAGTTGGACTTGAAGGCATGCATCCCATTCTCGTCGACATTCTATGGGACGCGACCGACGAGAGTGTGAAAGCCGAGTTCCTTCGACTGAATAAAGCTGTGTCTGTGCCCGAACTCTATGTATCCGAAGAGACAGGCATTGACACAGGTGACTTGATTGAAATGCGGAACGCCTTCTGTGCAAAGTTCAAACTCGCGAAAGTCAGTACAGGACGACCTAACGCACCGAACTTCAACTCGGATATGATTCTCGACGAGTTTCATCGTCTAATGAAAGAGACCAAGTTAACACCCAACGACTTGTGGGATAAACTCATACACCTCAATCAACAGATGTCGACTCGTGACCGCGCAAAGTTGACTCCGAAAGTGATTGAGAAATGTGAACGGTCTGGACTCTGGCTGTTTGCATGGAGTCGTCGACTTAACGCAAGCGAGTTAGTTTAGACTTACGAGTGGTTCGACGCTTTTTACTCTTTCGTGTCGTCTTACCACCTGAATATTGTTTTCTGTTTGGATCAGGACCTTGAATGCCCGCTTCTTTTTTAAGTTTATCTGACTGTTGATATGCATTACCCTTTTCACCGGTTAACATACTAGAAACTATAGCTTCAGGTCCGTGTGGTAATCCAGTAAGTGCACCTGTTAGTTGAGCATTACGAGCACCACGTCCTTTTTCAAATAACTTAAATCGTTCAAAAAACTCACCACATGGTTCATCAGGGTTTGGTTGAACTTTAAGCTTTGGGCAATTTTTAAATACGTAGTCTGCAGGAGCATCTTTAATTCCTTCTGGACAAAGAACTGTAATCATAGTAAGATTTGGATTATCTCTACAGTTAAGTGCTCGAAGACCTTCAGGAAGAACTGGTAATGTAATCAGTTCGGGATTTCTTGAAATATCAAGAACTATAACTCCTTCAGGAAAAGGTGGTAATGAATGAAACTTTAATCCACCAAGAAATAACGTTCCTGTTCTAGATGATGATTTATAGGTTTTAAAGATGATTTCAACTGTTGGTCCATCCGTTCCATATTTATTTGGAGGCATTGTTAAGTGTTAATATTTTCTCTTTTTATTACTCTGCTTTCTATTCTTACGCAGTGTCTTACGTTTGGACTTCTTGGACTTACGGGTTCTACGACCGCCTAATGTTCCTTCAGGAACTAAGTGAGCTTTATACCACTTTACATCTACAATCTTTTTACGAGTAATTGGATCTATGAACTTTGATGGTCCTTGTTGCAATAAGTTTTGCAATGAAGCAGGGAAGTAATAACTTTTTTTTGCAATGACTCCTCCTTCACCTACAATCTGTCCTACAACTGAACCTTCTTCAATATCATCCGATGAAATTGCATCACCTGATCCAGCTTCAATGTCTTTTGAAGGAGGAGATGCTGGAGGTGTAAGAAACTCTGGGAGCTCTTCATCTTCATCGTCGGCATTATCTTCTTCTTCAGGCGCAGTATAGATAGTTGCAACTACTCCTGTTTCTGTATCTACAGAACGAATCGCAGTATCTTCATCTTCACCTTCTAGTACATAGAGAACCATATCACGAGGATGGCACGCTAAATAGATTGGATAGTAAAAGGATGCTTCAACTCCAATACCATCCCTTCTCGTTCCATTTCCATTACCTGCTACTGTAGTCACTACGCCTTGAGGTGTCACCTTACGAATACGATGGTTATCAAAATCAGCAA